TGGCAGTTACTACCAGTACTGCGACAACATGTCCTAGTGCATGTCCATTCAGAGACAATGGATGCTATGCAGAGAGTGGGCCATTGAAACTACACTGGCTCAAGGTCACCAAAGGTGAGCGTGGCGACGATTGGAAAACATTTCTTAACAAGATTGAAGACATGCCAGAGGGTAGCAAGTGGCGACACAATCAAGCTGGCGATCTGCCGGGTGACACACAAGACCTTGACAGTATCAAATGCGCTGATCTTGCCCGTGCTAACAAAGGTAAACATGGGTTTACATACACACATTACGACGTACTTGACAATTTCCAGAATGCTATAATAGTCAATAGTATGAACAACTTAGGCTTCACTGTTAATGTATCCGGTAACAATCTGGAACACACAGACGAGCTATGCGATTTAAACATAGCTCCGGTGGTGACTGTGTTACCCATTGAGTGGGAACGTAAAAGCAAAAAAGAAAAAGGTGAAAAAGTATGGCTTGAAGCATTAGAAGATTATCGTAAAAGGATTGATGATTTACGAACACCTAAAGGTAGAAAGGTGTTACCATGCCCAGCAACATACATGGATGATGTATCGTGCAGTGATTGCATGTTGTGTCAGAAACAAACTCGTAAGCATCCTGTCGGTTTTCCGGCTCACGGTACAAGTAAAAAGAAAGCTGCTATGGTAGCGGCTGGATAAAATCTGGGATGTCCCAGAAAATTAGGAGATAGTTATGAAGAAAGTTATCCATATAAATCAACACGTTATCAGAAGTAATTCTAAAACTGGTGATCGTGAGCCAGTGATAACCGTGAAGACATACAAGGACAATAACTATGCAAGTGAAGTTTATGTTGACGGGCCGTGCAAAATAGTGTATAGCCCTGACAAGCCGCTGAGTTGTGGTGCAAAAGTCTGGATTGAAACTGAAGCAGAGGTAGAATATGCCTGAGTATGATCAAATGGTTGACAAGTATCTCGCAATGGGGTATAGTATTAATAACGCTGAAGAATATGCAACAGAGGAATGGAAGGAAGAATCAGATGTCAGTTATGGAAAACGAGATCATCAAGGAGAACTTACTCGACATGCACTACGAATGGCTAGTCGGAGACGGGTGGCCTGATGACGCTGTAGAAACATACAATGAAGCTGTGCGTAGAGCGCAGCAAGAATGGGAAAGGATGTACTAATGAACGGACTTAGAATACATGGAGTAGAGAACATCAAAGTAAAACAAGACAACAGCTTTGATACTTTCGCAACCACAACTGTAACTGTTACAGATAAAGATAATAAATCCTTTGAATTACAGTTATTTACAGACAAAGGCTTCGTACCAAATATGGAGGTGGAGTATGTCAATGATTGATTTCGTAGAGGTAGAACTTGGTGGAGACAAGTGGAAGATAACTTGGGATACTAGCTGGACCTTTCAAGAAGTACGCACAGTAGGTGAGAAGTACAAAATGAAAAGATCAGTGCGCCCCGGTACGAAACAGTTGACACCAAGCGAAGCATATGATATAGCTATGGATCAGTTAGATATGTTGATAAAGGAATATAAATATGTTAAGTAAACAAGAGTGGAATAACTTTCAACAACTAAGGTATAATGTAATGCCTGAGTGGTGGTGGGATCGCAACAAACGTGACGCACACTATCAAGCATATGTGGATGGGTACAAAGAATGGGAAGAAAAAGAAAAGCTAAAGGAAGAGTAAGGAAAAATCTGGGACATCCCAAAAATCCTAACGCTAAAATACTAGAACAGAACTTGTATCGTAACCGTATCCTTCCCAATAAAAAGAAGGATGTTAAACCGGAGATTGAAAATGATGCTACCTGAATATAATCCCTTTTATTACAAGCCCTTACCAGAGGAGATAACTATACGAGAGAGTGACATAGAGGGGCTGGGTGTGTTCGCTACGATGGACATTCCAGCAGAGACAGACTTGGGTGCGACACATATCAACGTACCCATGTTCTATGGTCTAATCAGGACGCCCATTGGTGGATATCTAAACCATGCTGACAATAATAATTGTATGATACAAAAGGTTCATGATTGGGATGATCTCGAGATATATAATATATTTACTGTTAAAAATATTAGTAAAGGTGAAGAACTAACATTGGATTATTACAAATGAACGCACTATATGATATAATAGAGGAACATGAATATGGAAATGAAAGTGTTCGATCAAGTTTACAACGAGCTAAGACTGTTACAACAGGAGGACGTGGACGATCTAAACATAGCCGAGGAATCGTTGATGGCGGCTATGGTTTTTACTATGACTAACGCACCATCTGTGATGAATGGATTGTGCTTGATTTCTAATACGTTTAATGGTATACTATCTGAGTACACATTAAAAGATATACAACTTAAAGGAGAATAACATGTATGTACCTGAGTTTAATTCTGTAGAAGATGTCCAAAGGTTTCTTCGTTATGGAGGAGACGCATGGTGCCTTCCAATGGTAGAAGAATATATGGAGCTTGTAGCATTGGATACTAGTGTTGAAGATATTGATGTTGAGGAACTCAACGGATGGATTCAGCATGAGATGTTAGCAGCAACGGAGGGCTACGAAGAGTGGTCCTCCAAAGAGTGATGTGATGAGTACACTTGAAGCAATAGAGGAAACATTAGAAATACTTAGTCAACTGCAACTGAATGGTGTGGTTTATGCGGAAGACAGTGACAAATTATCACAGTCCATTCAACAACTACATCAACTACGTTTCAACCTTAAAATGAAAGAGAACCAAAATGTTTAATCATGATGTGCTTAACTTTAACGTAGAGAAGTTTGACCTTGGTGCGTTCAACCCTAACTTTGGAGGCATTGATGGGGGAAAGATTGATCCCTCATTAGGTGTAGGTCTACGCCGCACTGATAGCAAAGAACCAATAGCTATTGTGTCTGAGAGCTACGAGCCTGTGCAATATCTTGATATCGTGGAGAACCTTGAGCAAGCTATCAGTATGTCAGGTATTGATCTTGATGGGGCAGAGTTTCAAACCAATGTAATTGGTCATGGTGAACAGCTAGAACTTACTGCCAAGTTCAACGCTGAAGCTACAACTATTGACGGTAGGAATGATAAGGTTACACCACAGTTCAAGTTCCGCACCAGCCACAACAGGACATGGGCTAACAACGGCATGATGGGATACTTCCGTGCCGCATGTTATAATACTTTGGTTGACGGCAACAAGCTGGCTTACGTCTATGGTCGTCACTCCAAGAACTTCTCTGTGCCTAGCTTTGCAAGTAAGATCAGGGCAGCATCGGACTATATCTCAAACGCTGGTATAAACAAGATGCACCGCTGGTATCAAACGCCTGTCCATAGAGATCAGGCTATCAGTCTGTTCAGCAACACACTGGCAAAGCGTATGGACAATGTAACCAAAGCACAAGTGCCTAACAAGGTGATGCTGTCTAACCTGATGAAAACATTTGACGAGGAGAACCGTCACCTGATTGGGCGTGGTAACTATGAGAAGTATGGACAACGCACAGAGGGTACACTCTGGACTGCGTATCAGGCTGCTACGGCATGGTCTACTCACGTTCCAAAAGAGAACACCAGAGTTATCCGTGAGGAGAAGGTGCGTAAGATGATGGACTCAACTCACTGGAAAGAATTAGAAAATGTCTAAAAAGACTGACAACAAGTACGACCCGACACTACATCGGATCAAGAAGCGTACATCAATAGGGGCGGGAACTCTTTCCCGTCCCAAGAACAAACACAAACGCCGTAGTTGGAAAAGATATAGAGGACAAGGTAGGTAACTATGGAAATAATAGGTATTATACTTGACTTAATATTATTTGGAGTGATATAATGGCTTACATAATAACTCAATCTGAAGATGATGTTGTATTAGATATAAATACTTTTGATGCTATGATAGATGAAGAAAAAGAAAAGCTGTATGTATTTGAACATTATGAAGATGCTGTTGCTTATCTAATGTGTCATGGTATACGTGAATTATCTACAGGCTTTCCGTTCAACATAAAGATAGAGAAATTACAATGAGGTATGTAGTATTATTCTTGATGGTGTTATCCATATCAATGTTGCGTGTCGTGGCTGTAAAGGCAGATGATATGTCTTGCTTGGCAGAAGCTGTGTATTTTGAAGCACGGTCTGAGCCATTCATAGCGCAACTTGCTGTGGCTAATGTTGTTCTTGAACGTGTTCAATCTGAGCGTTATCCTGATAACGTGTGTGATGTTGTTCACCAAGCAAGGAAGTGGAAAGGTAAACCCATAAGAAACAAGTGCCAGTTTTCTTACTGGTGCGACGGTAAGCCTGAGACAATAGCTAATGTTGAGGCTTACAACCAAGCCGTCACCGCTTCGGAGCTTGCTTTCAAAGGTGTGGTGCTTGGTGTTACAAGTGGTGCAACCCACTACCATGCTGCCTATGTGTACCCATATTGGGCATCTGACGATGAGTTTGTTTCTCTTGGTCAGGTTGGTGGACATATATTTTATATTGACACCCGAAACTAATAGGAGTATACTGTGTCAGATAAACAGTTACAATCAGTTTATGAAACCTTGAACTCCCATATTAAAATATTAAAAGCTAGAGTCAGAGAAAAAGAAAAAACTATTAAAGAGTTAAGGAATGAACTTGCAAAAGCAAAACAGACAGAATCAAATACTAAATGGGTGGAACATGACAACAGAGATACTTGATTTTCAAGCTTACAGAGAACAAAAAGATAATGTTCTTAGATTGTCTTTAGGATATAACACAGAGATATGGGAGGCAATGAAAGAAGCAGGGTACGATGTAAGAAGTAGCGCAGAGCGTGATCAATTTTTTAAAGACTTAGAGGATTTAGACTAATGAGTAAGAACCTTTGGCAGAGAGAGCGAAAAGAACTTTTTCGTTCACTGGTAGGACAGTATAAGTCTGAGGGGTATAACACCAAGGAGTCCAGACGGTTGGCTAGACTAGAGGCTGATGAAATTATGGATGATAAAGAAAGTTTTGTTGAAGACATCTGGAGAAAATGTTATGATGACAGATGTTAAACTCATGAACCGCCCCATGTGGAGATTAATTTTAAAGAAGGAGTCTGGTAATGTGGTTGTTCAAAGCTTTTGCACGAAAAGAGAAGCCGAAGATGAAATACGAAACAGAGAAAGGCTCGTACAGCATCTTACCAAAAGAACTGCAAGAGGAACTTATAAAATCCAAAAAGGATAGAGAAATGGATGTTTTAATAGAAGTATACAAACCAAAGTCACGAGGTAAGATGGAGACATCTTTCAAATCAGCATGGCGTAAACTTGAGAGAGTTGACCAGATAGAAACATTGATATCACTAGAAAAGGAGTTGGCTGCACACAGAAAAGAAATATATTTCGATCTGTACAAAGATAGCAAAGGAAGGTGGTGATGCCTTACGTTAAAACTCATCAGTCTTGTCCCGACTGTGGTGGTACAACCTGTGTTACCGTCAACGATTGGGGTACTTACTGTCACAAATGTCATACTAAAACTTTTAACAAGGATATAAAATATATGCAATCAGAACCTGTAAAAAGGGTAGTTCCCATGAACACGCAGAACAAGGCAGACTATAAGTATGCTGACATCTCAGATAGGCGTATTAGTTTAGCGACATGTAAGAAGTATGATGTCTCTGTTGCTAAGAGTGGAAACATGATCACGCATCATCAGTACAAGTATTATGATGAGAATGGGAAGCATGTTGGTACAAAGTTTCGACGCACCAGTGACAAGAAGTTCTGGTCAGATGGCGATCTATCTAGCTGTGGTCTGTTTGGTCAGAACCTGTTCAATCAGGGTGGCAAGTTCATCACCGTATGTGAGGGTGAGCTAGATGCCATGAGTGCCTATGAGTTGATGGGTTCAAAGTGGCCCTCTGTCTCTCTCAAGAATGGCGCAGCATCTGCACTGAAGAACTGTAAGCAAGCACTTCGCTACCTTAGTAAGTTCGATACTGTAGTTCTGTGCTTTGACAACGACGAGCCGGGTAAGAAGGCAGCACAGGAAGTTGCAAAGTTATTTGAACCCAACAAGTGTAAGATCGTTGACCTTGAACTGAAGGATGCCAATGAGTATCTCAAGACAGGACAAAGGCAGAAGTTTACGGAAGCGTGGTGGAACTCTCGCACCTATACTCCAGCAGGTATCATCAATCTTGCTGACCTTGGTGCTTCGCTCTACGATGAGACTGAGAATCAAACTTGTCCTTATCCGTGGGCTGGAATGAACGAGAAGACCTATGGTATGCGTACCGGAGAGCTTGTCACGTTTACCAGTGGTGCTGGTATGGGTAAGTCCAGCATTATGCGTGAGCTTATGTATCATATTATGCAGAACACGGAGGATAACATTGGTGTGCTTGCAATGGAGGAGAACACCAAGCAGACTGCCTTCAACATCATGAGCGTTGAGGCCAATGCTAGGTTATATATCCGAGAGATCCGCAAGGAGTACACGCAAGAGCAATTAGACGAGTACGAGAAGAAGACTATTGGCAGCGGAAGGTTCTTTGCCTTCGACCACTTTGGTAGTATCAGCAACGATGAGATACTTGATCGTGTCAGGTACATGGCAAAGGGTCTGGATTGCAAGTGGATCTTTCTTGATCACCTATCTATTCTCGTATCTGGTCAGGAGGACAACGGAGATGAACGCAAGTCTATCGACATTCTAATGACCAAGCTTCGCTCCCTTGTGGAGGAGACAGGCATTGCCCTGCTTCTGGTCAGCCATCTGCGTAGGCCATCAGGCGACAACGGACATGAGAATGGTCGTGAGGTTACACTCTCGCATCTGCGTGGCTCTGCATCTATTGCTCACCTCTCTGATGCAGTGGTTGCATTGGAGCGTGATCAACAGGCAGACGATCCTATCGAAGCTAACACTACTACTATTCGTATTCTAAAAAACAGGTACACCGGAGACACAGGTATATCCTGTTACCTCCACTATGATGGGCAGACCGGACGCATGACAGAGATTGGAAACCCTTTCTTGGAGAATGACAATGACAGTTAAGAAAAAGTTTGACAAAGCATTATATGATATGGCTGACAAGGCTGCAAAGGATGCTATGGTTGCATGGCTGAAGAATGATCACAGCGATATTGATATAAACGAAACCACTTACTTCGACATTGTTTGCACAGGAGGGCCGGAGGGTCACCCCAGACTTTTATGGGAGGTAGAGGTAAAGTACTCTTGGAAAACTGACGAGTGGCCCGACAGTTGGAAAGAACTACGTATTCCATATCGTAAGCAAAGACTTCTTGACAAGTGGAAGAGTGAGTGTTATAATGACATACTTACTTTCGTGGTCTTCAATCATGACTGCACAAAGTCTTGGCATGTTGACGGTCATACACTTCTAGACTGCGAGGTTAAAGAAGTTTCTAATCGTAACATCAGAAAGGGTGAAAAATTCTTTCACATACCAATCGCAGATGCATACCTAGTGGATATGAAAAATGAAAGCAGTGGTGGACATTGAGACAGACAGCATTAACGCAAAACAAATACATTGCATTGTAGCTAAGAAGTACGACACGGGAGAGACGAGACAGTGGGTGCAGGGTGAGTGCGGTGAGTTCAGGGAGTGGTCAAAGCGCATTGATACTTTTATCATGCATAATGGTATCAGCTTTGACGCTCCTGTTCTTAACAGGCTTACAGGCTCTGACATCAGGTTAGATCAGATACGTGATACACTGATTGAGTCTCAACTTTACAATCCTGTTAGGGATGGTGGTCATTCTCTTGAAGCTTGGGGCAAACGTCTAGGCTCTGAGAAAATAGAATACAATGACTTCGATCATTTCTCTCCTGAGATGCTAGAGTATTGCAAGCAGGATGTTAACGTAACACAGAAGCTGGGCATGGCTCTGGAGAAAGAGGGCAAAGACTTTTCTGACAGGTCTTACAATCTGGAACGTCAGGTTCGCAGTATTGTAGACAGGCAGCAAGAGAATGGCTTTGCCTTTGATATTATGGGAGCTATGATACTGGAGGCAAATCTATCTGACGAGTTATATAAACTTGAAGAGAAAGCACAGAGCATGTTTCCCGCCAAAGTGGAGAAGAGAGTATCGGAGAAGACGGGCAAGCCTCTGAAAGATAAGGTAACAGAGTTTAACATTGCCAGCCGCATACATATTGCAGAACGTCTGGAAGAGATGGGTGTTAAGTTTACTGAACACACTGAGACAGGTAGGGCAGTAATTAATGAGGCAGTTCTGGATAAGATTGACTTACCAGAGGCACAGATGTTCTCTCGTTACTTTCTCCTACAGAAGCGAACAGGTCTTCTCAGGTCTTGGATACAGGAGTGCAGCGATCAGGATAGGGTGCATGGCAGAGTGCTAACTCTGAGAACTATCACGGGCCGCATGGCACACCACAAGCCTAACATGGCACAGGTTCCCGCTGTGTACTCTCCTTACGGTAAAGATTGTCGCAAGCTGTGGACTATCTCTAATCCCGACACACATCAGCTTGTTGGCACAGATGCCAGTGGTCTTGAGCTTCGTTGTCTTGCACACTACATGGGTGATGAGAAGTTCACCAATGAAGTTCTGACAGGTGACGTTCACACTGCAAACCAAAAGGCTGCTGGACTACAGACCAGAGATCAGGCAAAGACTTTTATATATGCCTTTCTCTACGGTGCTGGCCCCGCCAAGATAGGAACAGTTGTTGGTGGCTCATGGGCAGAGGGTGAAGAACTGATAGCAAAGTTTCTGAAGAACATGCCATCTCTGAACAGGCTACGTAAAACTGTTGCAGATGCAGCTAGGTCTGGTAGGATCACAGGTCTTGATGGTAGGAAGCTACATATCAGGCATGAGCATGCAGCACTTAATACCTTACTTCAAGGTGCAGGTGCTATCGTGTGCAAGCAGTGGCTGGTAGAGATGGACAGAATGATCTGGGAGAATGGCCTTGATGCCAAGCTTGTAGCTTCTGTTCATGACGAGTATCAGTTTGAGGTAGCCAAGCCAGACATAGATAGCTTTACCAAGGTAACAAAAGAAGCTATGAAAACTACACAAGATATACTAAACTTTAAGTGTGATCTGGACTGTGATTATAAAGTTGGAAATAATTGGGCAGAAACACATTAAAGGTATTGACTTCTACAAACTTCTATGGTATAATATATGCTGTTGTTTTGTAGTAGACAGCATCGGGGAATGATCCCCACTCATGGCCGCAATGGTGCGGTATTTTTAAAGGAGAATAGAATGAACGATCCTATTTACATTTCTGGCAAGTGCCACTATGCTTCTATCACGGAGCCTAATACCAAGTTTGATCCTGTATGGAGCATTCAGATTGAGGTTGATGATGACAATCGGTCAACCATTGAAGGCTCTGGCCTTCCCATTGCAAACAAGGGGGATGATCGTGGTGACTTTGTAACCATCAAGCGTAAGGTTTTGCGTAAGGATGGTACGCAACGTCAGGCACCCATCGTCAAAGACTCACAGAACAATTTGTGGGATGGTAAGCTAGTTGCTAATGGCAGTGTCGTGAATGTCAAGGCTATCCCATTTGAGTGGAACTACGCTGGAAAGTCTGGTGTATCTGCTGACCTTGCAGCAGTGCAGGTAGTTGACTTCATTGAATACTCTGGAGGTGGGGGCGAAGACTTTGCTCCCGTTGAAGGAGGTTACGTGCAGCAGAACGAAGCTGCTCCCTTTTAACCTAGCGTAGAAAGGAGGGAGGAGGGAGTTTCTGGTCCTTGCTCTCTCCTCCTTTTTATTATGAAAACAATAGACACTCTCGTTGAAGACATATATAGTTTATTTACACTTGATCCTATAGACATGGACGAGAGTGAGGTAGACAAGCACATAGATACCTTTGGTGAAATGCTGAAGGTTCACATAAAAGATTTCTTATATGACACACCCAAAGATCGTGGTAATCTCAGGCTCTCTGCCATTGGCAAGCCAGATCGCCGCATCTGGTACGATGTCAACAAGCCGCTTGATCAGGCTGATCTAACACCAGCCACACGCATCAAGTTTTTATATGGTTATATTCTTGAAGAGCTTTTACTTTTGTGTTCTACAATCTCAGGACATGAAGTAACAGACCAACAGAAAGAAGTGGAGGTAGAAGGTGTTACCGGACATCAGGATTGTATTATTGATGGCGTCGTTGTGGATTGTAAGTCTGCTAGTGGTGTTGGCTTCGACAAATTCAAACATAATAAGTTAGCAGAGGATGATCCCTTTGGTTATGTTGCACAGATATCAGCCTACGCTGAGGCTAATGGCATAGACCAAGCAGCATTCCTTGCTATCAACAAATCAACGGGAGAGATATGTCTTACCAAACTACATCACATGGATATGATAAATGCGAAGCAGCGAATCTCTCACCTTAAAGGATTGGTTTTACAGGATACTGTACCTGATAGGTGCTACTCCGATATACCTGATGGTAAGTCTGGCAACCGTAAGCTTCCTGTTAGTTGTGTTTATTGTGGCTACAAGAGAGACTGTTGGGCGGACGCTAATCAAGGTAAAGGTATACGTGTGTTCAAGTATGCACATGGTCGTAGGTTTCTTACCAACGTGGCTAAAGAACCTGAAGTGCCGGAAGTAACTTTCTAAATGACAAGAAAACACCACTGGATAGGTGAAGTAGATCCTAAAAAATACTATGGCTTTGTTTATTTAATAACAAACAATGTCACTGGTAGAAAATATATTGGAAGAAAGTTCTATCACATATATAAAAAGAGAATAAGGATTCGACAATCTAATTGGAGAGTATATACAGGATCATGTAAACCACTTCAAGAAGATATAAAGTTTTTTGGAAAAGATAGTTTTACTTTTAAAATTCTTTGTAATTATAAAACAAGAGGTGGTGTGGTAAGTGGTGAAGTTCATTTTCAAGCCGACAACGATGTATTATCACCAGAGCTTCTACCATGTGGTGAACGATTGTTTTATAATGGTCACATAGGGGCAGTAAAGTTTATCACTCCTGAGTTTCTTAGTGCTGAAACCCGTGCGAAGATGAGTGCCTCTAACTCGGGAGAAAAAAATCCTTCTTTTAAAGGACCATATCTCATAACATTTAAGGATAGTCACACTGAAGAATGGCAAAAGCTAGCGAACATAGATGGATACCATCACCCTGCTTTATATGAGGTTCTAAATGGACAGAGAAAATTTTATAAAGACATAGTAAAGATAGAGAGGATAAGTTCTGATGACAAGTGAAGTACCGGACTTTGATAGCCTCTATGATCTAACTCAAAAAGACCCAGACAGAACTCTTAATCTAGCTATAATACTTCAAGCTCTGCTTGACATGAGCAAACCAAAAGAACCTAACGAGACTAATGAAACTGCTCTTCAAAGAGATCAAGCATCAGCATGGGTGTTTGCCTCCGTTGGTGTAACATGCGAGAACTTTGAAAGCACCTGTCATTTGGCTGGACTAGAGCCAGAAACAGTTAGAAACTTTGCACTCAAAGCTGTAACATCGGAGAATGTAAATGAAATCAGACGAAAGCTTAACTCTTTCCTATGACGAAGCTAACTATCCAAAAGGAGAACGCAGCTATGATTACTATCTTAGACGTATGAAAGAAGACAGAGCATTAAAACAACAAGTAGGAGGGGAACACTACAAGGGATGTAAAATACAACCAGTTGAATATATTCACGCCAATGGGCTTGACTATCTGGAGGGTAATGTGATAAAATACATCACTCGCCACCGTACTAAGGGAGAGGGGAGAAAGGATATAGAGAAAGCAATCCACTATGCCCAACTCATATTGGAAATGGAATACGACAATTAGAAAGGGAACAAAGCTATGCCACAATTTCGTTCTAACGAAAACCCTATGTTTCGCTCTAAGTTTAGCGAAGACATATTCAAACACAAGTACGCTCATCATGGGTGTGAGACATGGGACGCTCTAGCTACTACGCTGGTAGACGATGTGTGTCAGGACTACCTACCGAAGGATGACAAAGACGAACTTAAACGTATTATCACCGACTTAAAGTTTATTCCCGGTGGTCGTTATCTTTATTATGCTGGCCGTGAGAATAAGTTCTTTAATAACTGTTATCTCTTACGTGCAGAGGAGGACACTAGAGAAGATTGGGCAGATGTATCTTGGAAGTCTGAGTCCTGCCTCATGACAGGTGGTGGTATTGGTATTGACTACTCTGTGTACCGTGAAGAAGGCAGGATACTGCAAGGCACTGGCGGTCTTGCCTCTGGCCCCATACCAAAGATGCAGATGATCAATGAGATTGGTAGGCGTGTTATGCAGGGTGGTAGTCGTAGGTCTGCCATCTATGCTAGCCTCAACTGGAAACATGCTGACATAGAGAAGTTTCTTGTTAGCAAGAACTGGTATGACATGCCCGTAGGTGAGACAGGTTTCACCATTGGTCAGGTCAAAGAACAAGACTTTAATTTTAATGCTCCGCTTGATATGACAAATATCAGCGTGAACTATGATACTGAATGGTTACTTAACTACTGGAAGACAGGAGATGTTGGGAGTACTTTTAAGCAGAATGTTAGACAAGCCTTATCGACCGCCGAACCGGGGTTCTCGTTCAATTTCTTTGAGAAGGAGAAGGAGACGTTACGCAATGCTTGCACGGAGGTTACGTCTGAAGATGATAGCGATGTGTGCAATCTTGGTTCTATTAATATGGGGCGCATTGACGATCTAAAAGAGTTTGCAGATGTGGTGGAGCTTGCTACCAAGTTCCTTCTATGCGGCACACTCAGAGCCAAGCTACCATACGAAAAGGTATACAAGACAAGAGAGAAGAACCGTAGGCTAGGACTTGGCCTGATGGGTATGCATGAATGGCTTATCAAGGGAGGACAAAAGTATGAAGTTACCGAAGGACTTCACAAGTGGTTGTCGGTATATAAAGGAGTTAGTGATCACGTTAGCGCCAACTTTAGTCGTACTCTTAGCTGTAGTACTCCTGTCGCTAATAGAGCCATTGCTCCAACAGGTTCTATTGGGATTTTAGCTGGCACCTCCACAGGCGTTGAGCCTATCTTTGCAGTTGCCTACAAGCGCAGGTATCTTAAAGGTGGTAATCGCTGGCATTATCAGTACGTGGTGGACAGTGCAGCACAAGAGATCATTGACCTGTATGGTATTGATCCTAACAAGATTGAGTCTGCTCTTGATCTTGCAGAAGACTACAAGAGGCGCATGAAGTTCCAAGCAGATGTTCAAGACTATGTTGACATGTCTATCAGCAGTACGATTAACCTACCTAAGTGGGGGAGCAAGCTTAACAATGAAGATACAGTTGATGAGTTTACTGATACTCTTGCATCTTATGCTCACAGGTTGCGTGGCTTCACCGTGTACCCTGACGGATGTAGGGGAGGACAACCTCTATCTTCGGTGCCATATTCTGAGGCTGTAGAGAAGCTTGGTGAAGAGTTTGAAGAGGGGCTGGAGACACATGACATCTGTGACATCACCGGACATGGTGGTTCATGTGGTGTGTGATTGGTGGCCTACTGAAGAGTCAAAGAAAATGAGTATGGAGTGTCAAAAAGAATGTAGGCTTGATCCTACCAGCTCATTTTGCGAATGTTGTAAAAGAACTATAGAAGAAATTTCAGAGAGGGGTAGAAAAACTAGACAAAAAAATATGGAAAAACTAGAGAAAGAAAAAAAGTCCTTGACAAAATGACTAATACATAGTATAATATATGTGTGATGCCAATAATGGGTCACGTAATATCAACTTGCTATAAGGAGAAATGATATGAGTGTACATGCAAGTCTAAACAGTAACCATCCGTTCTTTTCTAATTTTTCTAACTGGGCGATTGGTCATGATAAACTATTTAATGAAATGGTTCGCATAGTTGACAATGTTCCATACCCAAGTGCAGGTTCTTATCCGCCGCACAACTTAATCAAAGATGGAGATGGGAAGTACACTATTGAGTTAGCCACTGCTGGATTCAACAAAGAAGAGTTGGAAGTTAAAACAGAGTCCGACAAGCTAACCATTAGCGGCAAGAAACTTAAAGAGGAAGACGATAAGAAGATCGTACATAAAGGCATAGCGAGACGACCCTTCTCAAAGTCTTTCATTCTTGCCGAAGACGTGGTTGTAAATGATGCTTCTTTCAGTGATGGGATGCTTACCATCAATCTTCAAAAGGTAATACCTGAAGAGAAAAAAGAAAAGATTTACAGCCTGTAACTAAACTTGGGGGAGTGAGTAGTTTTTGCTCCCCCATTTTATATAAGGATAACACATGAATATGTATGAACAATTAATGGACTCAAAGATTAAT